GAAACGTGGCTACGGAAAGGCAAGACAATAATGGCAGTGGAAAGACCGGCAGGTTACGATCCCGTAGCATCGGATCCGATGAGTGCTACCCCCGCAGTGGAGGAGCAAATAGAAGTATCCGAAGAAATGATTGAAAACCCTGACGGGTCAGTAACATTTGGGGAAGAAGCAGTGGCCGAGGAGCAAGTTCCTTTTGGTGCCAACCTAGCAGAAATTTTAGATGATGATATATTACAGAATATTTCAAGTGATTTACGTCAGCAATTTGAAGATGATAAGGCTTCAAGGGATGATTGGTATCACTCCTACACACAAGGCTTAGATCTTTTAGGATTCAAATACCAAGAACGAACACAGCCGTTCCAAGGAGCGAGTTCCGTGACGCATCCCCTATTAGCCGAAGCTGTTACACAATTTCAAGCACAAGCCTATAAAGAATTATTACCGAGTGGAGGACCCGTAAAATGTAACGTTGTAGGAAAAATGGATGTTCAAGTAGAAGAACAATCACAACGTGTTAAAGAATATATGAACTATCTAATCATGGATGAGATGGAAGAATACGATGCCGACACAGACCAGTTACTTTTTTATTTACCTCTTGCAGGTTCTGCTTTTAAAAAAATTTATTATGATGCAGCTCTTGCAAGACCTGTATCAAAATTTATTCCGAGTGAAGATTTAATTGTTCCTTACTTGGCAACAGACTTAAACTCAGCAGAAAGAGTCACGCATGTTATTAAAATGACGCCGAACGAAGTGCGTAAAGCTCAAGTGGCAGGATTATATAAAGATATAGAATTACATGATCCTGAAATGGATCAAAACCGTATTCAAGAAAAGTATAATCAACTCGAAGGTGTTTCACGTGTAAACTATGATGAGCTTTATGAAATATTAGAAATACATTGCGATTTAGACATAGAAGGTTTCGAAGATAGAGACGAGCAATCAGGAGCAGAAACAGGTATTAAAATTCCTTATGTGGTTACTCTTGACGAATCATCGGGAAAAATTTTGGGTATCTACAGAAATTACCGGGAAGACGATCCCCTACGAAAAAAGGTCGCCTATTTCGTTCACTATAAGTTTTTGCCAGGTCTGGGTTTTTATGGTTTTGGTCTTATTCATATATTGGGGGGTTTGTCCAGGACTGCTACGTCCACTCTCCGTCAATTGGTGGATGCGGGAACCTTATCAAATTTACCTGCGGGATTCAAAGCAAGAGGAATTAGAATTGCTGATGATGACACACCTTTACAACCAGGAGAATTTAGAGACATAGATGCGCCAAGTGGTGACCTGCGACAAGGTCTTATGCCTCTTCCTTATAAAGGGCCTGATCAAACTTTATTTGCTTTACTTGGTTATGTTGTTGATGCAGGAAAAAGATTTGCAGCAGTAGCCGATCAAAAAATGGGTGAAGGCTCCCAAGCAAATCCTGTTGGTACAACAATGGCAATTATTGAACAAGGTTCAAAAATTATGAGTGCCATTCATAAAAGATTACACTATGCACAGAAAAAAGAATTTAAGATTTTAGCAAGAATTATAACTGATTACTTACCACCTGAATATCCATATCAAGTTGTTGGGGGTAATCAAATGATCAAGCAAACAGATTTTGATAATCGTGTTGATATTATCCCTATTTCGGATCCTAATATTTTTTCTATGTCTCAGCGTATTACTTTAGCGCAGACCCAATTACAATTAGCTCAAGCCAACCCTCAAATACATAACCAATATGAAGCTTATAGACGTATGTATCAAGCAATGGGTGTACAAAATATAGAAACTTTACTTCCTCCTCCTCCAAAACCACAACCAACAGATGCAGCAATGGAAAATTCTTCTATGTTATTACAAAAACCAGCGATGGCATTTCCTCAACAAGATCATACAGCGCATATTGATGCCCATCGTGCCTTTATGTCAACATATTTAGTGAAGAATTCACCCCCTGTTTTGTCTTTAATCCAAGCTCATATCTCTAATCACATTAGTGAATTGGCAAAAGAAGAGGTTATGGTAAAAAATCAAGCAGAAATTCAACAGTTAACTGCACAATATGGGGGTCAAATACCACCAGAACTACAACAACAGTTTGAAATAGAGACAGCTAAACAAGTTTCTGTAAGAATTAAAGAATTAACAGAAGAAATGGTGGCAGAAGAGCAAGAATATCTAGAGGGTATGCAAAAAGATCCACTTGTTACACTTAAACAAGAAGAATTAGGGCTTCGTGCAGAGGAATTAGAACTTCGTGCACACAAAGATGGAGAAAAACAAGCTCTTGAGGAAGAAAAAGTAGAAATTGATGCAAGACAAGAGCAAGAAAAAATAGATAATACGGATAGACATGCTACAATTAGGGAAGAAATTCAATTAAAGAAAATTGATGAGCCTTCTAAACTAAGGAATAAATATTAATGGTCGATAAACCTTTATCACTGCAAGAAATGTTTGGAAGATTAGATGAACAAGAGGGTGATCTCCTCAATAATATTTATATACAAGCCCGAGAAATTATAAAACTACAAAATTTACACCCTATTGATTTTTCAGGGGTATTATTAAATGTAGCCAAGCTGATTTTAGTGGAAGAAGTAGGTTCAAAGGATGCAGAAATCTTATTTGATTTTGCTAATAAAAGTTTTATAATAGAATCTAAACAAATAACATATCACTAAAGGATAGACTATGGCATTAAATAACCCTAAACCAAAATACATCAATGGTTCTTTATATCCTAATGCAAAGATGACTGTAAGCACGGACATGAATCCGTATGCAGGAAAATTTGTAAATGAGGAAAAAATTGTTGATGTTTATACAGCCAGTGCTACCGGTCCTAAAGTTAAACAAAATTTAGGTGGTGGACCTAAAGGACAACGTAGTAAAGAGCAAATTAAAAAGGTACCGTTCAAAGGAATTTTTTAATGGAGTGTAAAAACTGCGGACATAATTGTCATTGTAGTAATGGTAGTTCGTGTCAATCATGTGGTTGCAACAACTGCGAACATAAGGTAGATTAACTTTTTTAAAAAGGAGGTTATATGAACCTATTAAAAGATCTATGGTCACATATTAAAGAGTGGTCAGAGTGGAAAATGAAAGACTGGATTAAGGCTGCCATTGTAGCAATCATTGTTATTTGGGCGATTAGCTGGATGACAGGACCAGCAGTATAATGTTAGGCGTTCTTCTTGACCGTTTAACTGGCTCAGGTGGTGCGTTAAAAACTATTTCTAAAGTGGTCGATGACTTGCATACCTCAGAAGAGGAAAAGCTAGACAAAAAAATATTGATGCAGCGTATTCAACAGAAACTCGCTGAAAAACAATTAGACGTAAATGCTAAAGAAGCGGGTCATCGATCAATATTCGTTTCAGGCTGGCGTCCTGCAATAGGCTGGATGGGAGCTCTTGCATTAGGGTTTGAGTTTATTCTTTCTCCAGGAATTGAATGGTATTCTAAATTTTCAGGATTAAACTTAACGGCTCCAGAAATTCAAACTGGACCCTTACTAGCAATTGTCACTTCAATGCTTGGTGTAGCCGGACTCAGGTCCTTTGAAAAAACAAAAGGCCTAACAAAATAATGGCAAGATTATCAGCAAAGAATTTAACGGTTCCACAAATGAAAGCTAATGCAGCAGGTATGAAAGCTGTTATTGCTACTAAACCTAAAGGTGATCCAACAGGTATGGGCTTAAAAGGTCAGGATTTAACAGGAGCTGCCGTTAATAGAAAAAAAGGTGGGGCAATAAAAAAGAAAAAGTTAGACATTAAAAAAGCTATTAAAAAACCCGGTTCATTGCGTAAGTCTTTGGGCATAAAAAAAGGAAAAAAAATTCCTTTAAAAAAATTAAATAAAGCTGCGAAAGCACCGGGAAAATTAGGACAACGAGCAAGGTTTGCTAAGACATTATCTAAATTAAGAAAGAAAAAATAATGGCTAAAAAAGGTTTATATTATAATATTAACAAAAGAAAAAAAGCAGGCACAAGTAGATCAAAAAAGAAATCTACTATTAGTAAAAAAGCCTATGCCAATATGAAAAAAGGTTTCCCTAAGAAAAAGAAAAAGTAATGCCTTTTAAATCAGAAAAGCAACGAAAGTTTTTATTTGCTAATGAACCAGAAATAGCTAAGAGGTGGGCAAAGAATTATAAACATGGTGGTTTTATAATTGTTAAACCAAGGGGCTTTGGTCGAATGTTACCAAATAAAAGACCTAAAACAAAAATATACACATGACACTAGAAGAAAGAATTATGGAGCACGAAGGCTTCGTTCCAAAAATTTATAAAGATACTAGGGGCTTTGCTACTATTGGATATGGCCATTTGGTAAAACCTACCGATATATTTAAAGAAGACATAGAATACCCTGAAGAAGAATTGTATGAATTATTTTTAAAAGATTTACAAGAAGCGAAAGAAGGGGCTAATACTTTAGTAGGGCATATTAAAGACCTTCATCCTAATGCTTGGGAATGTATTGTAGAAATGATATATCAACTGGGTACTACAGGGGTAATGAAATTTTCCAAAATGCTTTTAGCACTTGAAGAAAAAAATTATTTTGAAGCACATGTCCAAATGCTCGACTCACGTTGGTATAAACAGACTCCCAAACGTTGCGGTAAACTTTCTGAGATAATGAAAGAGTGTGGTTAATGGATATAATAACAGTTGTAGATTATCTTAAAAAAATATTAAAAACTAGACAAGATCAAGTAAATCAAGTTATAACATCAGATGTAAAAAACTTTGAAGAGTATAAATATCTTTTAGGGAAATTACATGCTTATAATGAAACTATACAGGAACTCACGGACCTGCTAAAAAAACAGGAGCAATATGAAGACGAAGCCCAAGATTTTGACACGAGAAACTAATATCATTGATATTAACGAAAAACCCTACAAAACAAAAAAAGAAATAGGAAAGGTTCCAACACCTACAGGTTTTAGAATTGTTTTATTTCCTTTATTATTAGAAAAAAAAACTAAAGCAGGTTTACATCTTACTGATGAAACTGTAGCTGAAGCACAAATAGCTACAAATGTTTGCCGTGTATTAAAGGTTGGACCTGATGCTTACAAAGATAAAGAACGTTTTCCAAATGGGGCCTGGTGCCAAGAAAAAGATTGGGTTCTTATCACTAAATATGCAGGAGCTCGAATTCGTATTGAAGGCGGAGAACTTAGAATAGTGAATGATGATGAAATACTGGCAGTCATTGATCATCCAAAAGATATACTGCCAGCAAGTTTATTTTAGGAGAATATTATGGCTGAAGAAAAAATGGTTCCAATAGATACAAGTGGAAATAGTGTAGAAGTAGAACTTAAAGATGAAACAGTTAGCACTGAGGTAGATGTTCCTGAAAGTAATGTAAAAGAAATTGTTGAAGAAACAAAAGTAGAAGAAAAAGTAGAAGCTGTTGGAGAAGAAAAAAAAGAAGAAGTTGTTGAAGAAGATCCATATAAAACAGATGATTTAGCAGACTATAGTAAAACAGTTAAAAAAAGAATTAATAATCTTGTTGGTCGTATGCGAGAAATGGAAAGACTTTATGAAGCATCCCAACAAGAAAATAATGAATTAAAAAAGAAATATACTAATGTAGGCAAAGGTTATGTTAGTGAATATGAGGGAAGAGTAACTAATGCTGCAGAAGCAGCAAAATCAAAGCTCAAAAAAGCTATTGAGGATAATGATACTGAAGGTCAAGTAGCGGCACAAGAACAATTAGCTCAAGCAAAAGCTGATCAAGCAAGATTAGGATCAATGAAACAAGCTCAAAAAAATGATGAACAAGTTTATGCTCCTCCCACAGACCCACAACAACAACAACCACAACAACAGCAAGCTCCCCCCACTCCAGTTGATACAAAAGCTGAAGAATGGGCTTCTGAAAATGAATGGTTCGGTGCTGATCGTATGATGACAGGTGCTGCTATGGAGTTACATAATCAACTTGTAACTGAAGAAGGATTTGACCCAACGAGCAATGAGTACTATAATGAAGTTAATTCTCGAATGAGAAAAGAGTTTCCTCATAAGTTTACTAATGGTAAGGTTACAGAGGAGAAAAAAACCGAAACGAAACAGCCCGTTCAGACTGTAGCGTCGGCCGTACGAAAAACTAAATCTGGACGCCGAGTCGTGAAGCTCACACCTTCACAAGTTGCAATAGC